CACTTGATTTGTTTTCACAAGTTCAGTTCCTTGATCCGTGGTTGTTGGAACAACAATCGTACTACGGGTTCCGTGCAAGGTATGCTGTGATCGTTCAACGTAGTGTCGGTACACATTCTTTTCAACACATTGTCAAATATCAACGATTGGACGAATTACAGGAAAAAATACAACATTTTTCAACTCGTGTTTTAAAAAGTGATTGTTTAGACCTACCTGAGAAGGTTTATACGAAGCGGTCTGTGTCATTGACCCCAGAGCAATTAAAGGCTTACACAGAGATGAAAAAAGCGGCAATAACGTTCTTTGAAGAAAATGTGATGACAGCTGCCTCAGTTTTGACACAAATGATACGATTACATCAAATAACTTGTGGTCATGTCAAAACAGATGACGGAGAAGTAAAACCAATCAAGAATAATCGTATAAAAGAATTACTAGAGGTACTTGAGGAAACAGATGGTAAGGTTATTATCTGGGCCGTGTACCGTTATGACATACAAGAGATAGAAAGAACGTTAGGAGAGAAGTATGGTAAAGAAAGTGTTGCGACGTATTACGGGGATACAAAAGATAATTTACGCCAGTCTATTGTTGACAGGTTTATGGATGCTAATGATCCTCTTCGATTTTTTGTGGGAAATCCCAAGACAGGAGGTTATGGCCTTACTCTTACTTCTTCTCACACTGTTGTGTATTACTCTAACGATTACTCATTAGAAGTACGGTTACAATCAGAAGACCGAGCGCATAGAATAGGGCAAACATCAAAGGTGACATACGTAGATTTAATGGCGGATCATACTATAGATGAGAAGATTGTCAAAGCATTGAATGCTAAAATAGATTTGGCTAGTCAAGTTATGGGTGAAGACCCAAAGAAAATATTATTCGGCTAATGCTCTTTCGAGCAGTACTTCGAGTCTTATTACTCGTTCTTTTATTTCTGGGATGTCTGACAATATTATTGCTTCTAATTGGGTTTGTTTTGACTCAACTGCTTGTAATCTTGTTGACATCATTCCGTAAGTTGCACCTGCGGTTATTAAAATTAATCCGACCCAAATAATATTTTTAAGACTTGTATCCATGATTAAAACCCAAAGTTACTTGCACCCATTAACATGTTGTAGTCTGGGTTGTTTAATGATGCAAGACCTCCTTCATTAAAATTAGCACGATTTGTTACACGTGCAAAAGTTTGTTCTGGAGTTTCGCCAATTATAGGCATGAATGCCGCGTTCATTTGTGGAAACCCTCGAGATGTATCAAAATACTCTCCTGTTGGTTCACTTAATTTTGTGTTAGCTAAAGGATCTAATCTTTCTACCTCTTGTCGAGGAACATCAATAAGAAAAGAGTCAAAACCTTCTCTAAAATTAGCACCGTCACCTGGCCTGTTTTGAACAGTAAATGTGCTAGGCTCTTCTCTTTTAGCAATTGCTTCTTGAAATATATCTATCGCGTCGTCTTTTAAATCACCACCTGTATTTTTAATTATCTCTCCCGTATCTTGAATCATGTTTCCTGTATCACCTGATAAACTATCCAAACCACCTTCAACAGCACCTAAACCTGTATCAATTCCTGATAATATGGCGTCAAGACCCCTACCAGCTCCTGATTTAGCAAAATTAAAACCTCTTTTAGTTGCATCAAAACCTCTTTCTAATAAACCTAAAGGCATACCTGTCATTGCTCCCGCAATTGTAGGTCCCATATTCATTGCAAAATTTGACACAGGAAATCTTTGTGCATATGCTTTCATCATTTCAGGAGAAGAAGTTCTAAGATTATTCATGTCTCTTTGATATTTGTTTCTATTATCGTAGAAATCAAAAATCATTTTTTGAGCTGAGTTCATATCGTTGTAATTGTTTACACCTTTAAATTTACTTTGAAACTTTGTAGGCATATCCAATACGACTTCATTAACCGAAGATTGTTGTGTGTTTCTGTTGTCACCTTCAGAATTACTTTTTATAAAAGTATTTAATCTTTCACTTGCAGACGTAGGTCTATCTTCAACATATGAATATGTAGTTGTAGGTTTTTTATTTTTAAATGTTGTTCTCTGACGTGGAGGCATTAGATTTTTCCTCGTAGTGCTAACGCTGCATCTAAATCACCAGATGCTAACGCTGCTCGTTGGTCCGCGTTCAACGGACTGTTTCGAGTCATTCCTCTTAAACCAGGTCCTGATATTGCTGCATTTGTATCGAACATAGACTCACCACCCATGCTAGGAATGTCAGGCATTGCTATTTCTGTATCACTTTCAATGACACTAGCTCTTCCTGTTTCAATATCTTCTAAAGCTTTTTCTTCTGTTTCAATGTTTTGTATGTTTTGTATGCTAAGGTTAAGATTGTCTCCATATCTTTCATTCATGTAATCACGCATAAAGCCATCATTAATACTGTCTGTTACAGCAAGATACTCACTGTTGTATAAGTAATCTAAAAAGCCACTTGGATTTTGTGCTACCTTATCAGGTGTATTAAATTCTTTTGGTAACTCTTCTCTAATAACAGGTTGTCTAAAGTATCCTCGTAAGAAGTTAACAAGAGATGCTCTTTTTACTACATCAGATGTTTTTGGATCTACAATTTTTGTGTATGCTTTTAGTGCACCTGGCTCAGATAAAAAGTTTGCTGTTCTTCGTGTTAGTAAACCAAGCATAATTGATCCAGCTACACCGCCTGGTAAAATGTTTCCTTCTCCCGCCTGTTGAGCACCGATAGCGCCAGAACCAAAAATAGCAAAAGTATTTGCAGCAGACCGCACACCACCTAATGATAAACGTCTTGCAACAATTTGTGAGGTAGATGTACCTATGCCTGCTTGTTTTACCATAGATTGCAAAGCTACTAAATTATTAATATTTTCTTTAAATGCTTTGCCGTTGTATCCAGCAAGATTCATCATTTCTTCAAAACCTTCATCTTGAAAATTAATGTTTTGTTTTAATTTATCAACGTCTAATATTTTTTCATTAATTGTTACAGTTCCTGGTTTGCCTGAAGGATCTGCTACTTTAACAGCTATTTCTTGAGCATCATCTAAAGCTGCTTTAAAACCATTATTAACCCATGATCTTACACCTGTCATAAATGCATTTTGACCAACGAGCTGTTGATAGTCTCTTACACGTTGTGGTGATAGACCATCTCTAAATAACATCTTACCAATTTCATCAGAATAAAAATACCCAGGTAAGTCTGGCCCTGATGTAAATAAATTTTGATCAACTAAATTAAATTGTTTTGCCGCAGGGCTTTTATATAAAGGACTCATTTTAGCAAATACTTCATTAGCTCTGTACAAAGATTTTTTAGCAGCTTCTGCTAATACTTTTTCTTCTGCGTTTAATCCTGGTGCCCAGTTTGCATAATCATTTAAATCTCCCGTTAATGCTTTTCTAGCTTTAGCTAATAAACTTCCACCCATGATTCCTTGTTTAGCACCGCCTGGACCTAATTTACTTTCCGCTTCTTGATACAATCTATTAATTTCACGTTGAAATGTTCTTACATCTTTTGGTTTTATGTAATCAGGAAGCTCAGCCAATGTTTCTATAACAAACTTTTCAATCTTATCAAGTTCAGGTTTAAATTCGTTGTAGTTATTTAATCTTACTTTCATGTCTGCAATTTCATCTCTAATATTTTGCGCCATCGCTTTTGTTCTTGATGTTGGTATAAAAGATTTAGATATTTTTTTCGCTTTATTTTCAAAGTCTGTGTACAATAAATCATTAATATAAGAGAATTGTCTGTATCTCTTACCAGCTTCATCAAACATAAAGGCACCTACTTCTGTCATGTGTTGTATTGGAGCTAATTCATTTACTCTTAACTCAGCAGCCATCATATCTTTATAACTTCTAAAACCAGCGTTTCTTGCATCAGTATCCATTGCTTTTCTCACTGCTCTTGGTAATGATTTATAACTATTACTTATATAATCAATCAAAGGATCATCACTTTGACCTCTTCCAAGATCACCTAATGCATCTTTCATACCTTTAGTTAGTTCTATAGAAGCAAGTGTATTTCTTTTTTGAAAGCCTCCTCCTAAGAAAGGTAATTTACCAATAACTTGAAAAAATGACCCAGCTACAGGAGATAGTGCTCCGCCAGCACCTCTTGACAACTGTGATATACCAATAGGCGCTCCATAAAACTCTGCAATATTTGCAAATTGAGCTCTTGGTCCTTCCAAACCAAATAATGCTTTTCCTAACATTGGCCTTAAATAAGAAGCAACACCCATTAAACCTGCAGCACCACCTGTAAAGTATAAAGTATTTCTACCATGCGTTAATGCTTCGAGGGCCGCGTTCGGTGCATCTTGAGGATCTGGTATACCCATTGTTTTACGTATTGCCGCGTTTGTTAAATCATATACAAGACTTCCCGCTGTGCCACCTATGGTTGCACCCGCTGTTGTTTTAAATATAGAACCTTCCAACACTTCATCAGCAAGACTCTTTTGTACTTTTGCCGTACCAGGTATTTTTCCACCTTTAAAACCAAACATAGAACCGCCAATATCACCAGCCATAATAAAATCATTTCGTGATCCAGGAACGGTATTTCGCACCATTTGATTTAACTCTGTATATTTATTCGCTGCAAATCTTTTAGGATCTTTAAATATTTGAAATATACTAGCAGTCTTATCAATTGCGTTACGATGTTTTTTGGGATCGTATTCATCCTTAAATTTCTTTACGTAATATTTATAAGGGTCTTCTCTTCGTTTCATCTCATCCGCTACAGCTTCTTGTGATTGTAAAGCGTTAGCCATTTGATCTGTAATATAATTAAACTGTTTTGCGTTTATAGGGTTTTTCTTTTCTTTTGCTCTTTCCCTATTAATCAATTTAATAACATTATTTTGTTCAGCTTCTGTTCTTGGTGCAAAAATTGGAAAAAAAGTTCTGTTATCAAAAGGAGCTCCTTTAACTTTAGGTATCGCTCTGTCTTGCCCTGTTTCAGGGTCAACTGATCTTTCCAATACTTCTTTTTTTACTGTAATATATCGTGGTTCACGTAATCCTGTTTGCTGTGGAGGAAGCTCTACAGACATGTATCCTTCAGGAACCATTGATTGTTCTTTATACATCATTATTCTATCTCCAAGTCTGCGTATGGATCAACAAACTCTGTCGCTCCGTCTAGTGATTTGTTAGGATCTTGATTTTGTAATTCTGCTTCTGTGCTAAATTTTGATGGATTGTAGTTATATAAAAATCCTTCTTCGTATCCTGCTTTTTTGTATATTTGTTTCTGTGCATTGACAAAACCTTGTAATTCAGACTCAATCGCACCTAATGATGTAATAACCGTATCTGAAGAAGTATCTAAATTATATAATGATAAAGATGCTTTTGCATTGTTAACATCATCAACGTTCAAACGACCAGTTGGTTTTCTTGCTCTTGCCACTGCATAGTAAATTGCATTTAATTTAATTTCATTGGCAGCGAGTGCAGGGTCGTAGTTTTCACGTGGCTTAACAAAAAACTCTTGATATATTTTGTTTTCATCAGATTCTAAATCAGCATAAAAATCAGTAGCATTTCTGCCAGGATAAGCGCTTTGATAAGAACCTGCTAAATCATTAAATACACTTGATTCAATTTTATTTTTTGCAGCTTCATAAGAGTCTTCATCAATAACACCAGCTTCAACAAATGTATCCGCAATATCAAGAATAGTACCTTTAATGTTTTGTAATGTCTTTTTAATAGCACCTGGTGCACCAACTCTTCCTCTGTTTTGTGCAATAGATGTTTTAATATCACTAATAAAAGATAGTGCTTGATTACCTGTATTAATTTTTTCTGCTTGAGCTATCTGTGCTTTTACATCTTGTTTTAACGAGTTATCATCATTCAAACTAAAGTTTGCAATAACAGCATCTAATGGCGCTGGCTCATAAATAATTTGATCTCCTACTTGTTTTGGTATGAAAGGTTTTTCTATACCATCTTTTGGATCAACACCTAAGTATCCTGTCACATATTTTACTGTTTGATCTAAACCTTCTGGTTTAATAGCAAATACCTTTGGTGTTTTTTCAAACTGTTCTGCTAATAATTTTGCATTGTTCTCCATTGCCATAATGTCAACGTCATATTTGTAAGCAAAGTTTTGTTTAGCAAGCTCTCTTCTAAAGCCAACGTTACCTTCATCACTGTCCATGTTAAATTGTAAAACTTTCATAAACAAATCAAATTCGTTTGAGTCTCTCATGTCACGTTGTTCTTGTAAGGCGCCTAATACATATTCCCTTTTTGCTCTTTCATCTTCTCGTTCTTGTTCTCTGTTCGCTGCTTTTGCTTGTCGTTTTTTTTCGTTGACAGTAGCAAGATCTGCTAAAAAATTCTCACCTGCTCTTGCAATAGCTGGAGCTAATGCTCCACCTGGTGTCGGTTGCATCAATCCTAATCCTAATCTTGCAATAGCTAAGTTTTTTTCAAATCCAAAATTTTCATCTACTGATTCTGTTTCAGGATACATGCTGTCATATTCAGCAGCAAATTCTTCTGATGTTTTTGGAGCTCCTGCAAATTCTTCGTAAGCTTGTCTTGTAACTTCAGGCTGTGCGTATGTTTGCATTAAGCTTGCAACCCCCTCTGCATCAAAAGGCATAAAATCTGATTTATAAATTTCATCAAAGCCAAATGAAACAGGTGCTGTTGCCCCACTTTTTTTTGGTTTCACGGGATCAGCATACTGTCCTGCTGCAAACATTGGTCTATTAAAAATAGAATCTGCCATGTTACCTAATTACTATACATTGCACCTAGGCCGCCAAGCCCTGCTAGACCTCCGCCGACTGCTGCTGCTAATGGGTTTGTGTACGGTATTGGCTGTTGACTCATAGACTGTTGAATAGAAGGAGTCCCTGCCAAAATGTCAGCACCAAATTGAATTCGTTGTCTAGGCTCCAAACTTTGTGCTGTGTTAAATCTAAACTGTTCATCTGCTAATGCTTGATCTCTAGTTCGTTGAACTTGACCAGCACCAAGTAATGATTGAATACCTTGTTGTCCTAAACCAAATTGTTGTGCACCAAGATTACCAAAACCCAACGCTTGTTGTCCTGCTGTTTGACCAAGTTGACCATAAACAGGAGCAGCTTGTAGTTCTCTTGCTCTTGCTGATTCACTTGTTCCTATTGCAGCTTGTTGTGCTTGCATGAAATTTCTTGATAAGTCTTCAAATACTCTTTTTGATTTTATGTCTTGTAAATTTTTTGCTAACTCTGCTTCTTGTACACCAAATCGTGCGCCACCAAAAGCTCCTGCTTTCTGTGCTTGACTTGCAAGATTTGATTGAGCTTTTGCCGCTTCCTGATCCAGTTGCTCAAGAGCTTTTTTAGTTACATCAGCTTGATATTGATTCATAAAGTCTGATGTTCTAGCTGTTGTTGGATCAAACTGTTGTTGAGCTGCCTGTAAAGAAGGTATTCCTAAAGCAGTTGTACCCATAGCTGACGTAAGACCTTGTTGTGCTTGTTGCATAAAAGGTTCAAAAGATGCTACACCTGTTCGTTGTCCTGTTGCAGGATCAATTCCCATTTGTCTTGATGCTTCAGAAAAAGCTGCTGATTCTGTTGGTGCAAAACTAGCTATACCACGTTGAAACTGATCAACGCGTGTATCTAAAAGACCTGGATCTTTTTTATCACCTATTTTTTTACCTTCAGGAAGTGTATCACCTTCTTTATAAACTTCTGTTCCGCCGTATACACTGTCTAAAAGTCGTCTTCTATAGTCTTCTAAAAATGGTGCTTCTCTAGATATCTGTGTTGCTGTTTGTACCATTATGCTACTCTCTGACCCATTTTAGCAAGTTTATCTTGTAGTGCATACATAAAGTCTGCACCTTTTTCTCTTGCTTCACTTGCATTTTTAGCACCCATCATAACTCCTGCACCGTTGACTGCATCTGTTCTTTGTACAAACTCGCCGTCACTTAACATTGCAGGTATTGAATCACTTGTCTTTGTACCAGGTCCTTCTATCTGACCTGTTTTTCTTGGAAACACATCTCCACCTTTTGCCATACCCATAATACCTTGACCTGTCATTGCTGAATATTGAACGGGTTGTTCCATTGATTTTAATCCGTTAACTGGTTGTTGTCCCATCATACCGCCTGCAGCTTTATATGTAGGAGTTAAATTTTGTATTCGTCTTTCCTCTGGTGGTCTTTCAAATTGTCCACCATACATTGTATCTACTGCGCTCATATATTTACTTGGATCTTCTGGTCCTGGTTTTTTAGCATCTTCTTTCGCTGCTAAGTAAGATAAGTATGCAGGTAAGCCTGCTGATATCGCTTGCATACCAAAAGAAGGTTTTGGATTCTCGCCTGTGCCTCTTTCTTTAAATAAATCAAAAAGAAAACCTTCTTTATTTTTCATATTAGATTTAAAACCATCCATGCTAGGAAATCTTTGAGAAATAGCTTGTACGGGCTCTGATGTTCTTGCTTTATCTATCATGCTTGTCTGGTCTTCACCTCTGTATCCTGCTATGCCAGAAAGACCTGCTTTAATTAAAGCGTCTTGCGGCTTGTCACCTGATATTAATGATGCGATACCTGAGCCAAACATTGCTCCAGGCGCTCCAAACATTGAACCGCCAATAATAGGTGCTGCTATCTGCAGACCTTTTTCTAATATTCCTCTTAAACCTTTAAGCATAATCTCCTAATAAACTGCAATTTATGTGATTGTCGTATGCAAGGAGGCCGCCCTTGGATAAATAAGCCTATTTAATTATATATTTATAGGCAAATTATTGCTATATGACAATAGATATTTGCAAGTAGAAAGGAAACCATGTCAACCAAAGTAGATTTTCATGCCGTTAGACCTTTTGGTCCAACAATATTACAGGGTAAACTACCTTTAGAATTAATCAAAGTGTTAGATGATAGAGCAACAGAGCTATTAGATAATGAAAAATTATCTAAAAAATACGATCATTCTATGAATTTAGCGGGCAATGTTCAAAAAGAAGTTCGTTATCCTCAAGAAGATTTAGCAAGTAAAACTTTTGAACCTTTAATAGGTGCATTAGGTCAAATAGTTAAACAGTACATATCTATACCTCCTGCTAGTGATACTATATCACCAGCGTTTGTTGGTAAGATGGTAATAGAATCTATGTGGGTCGTGAGCCAGTGGGCTGGAGACTTTAATCCTTTTCATATACATCAAGGTGAATTATCTGGTGTTATTTATTTACGAGTGCCACCTAGTCTTAAAGACGAATACGCAAAAGAAGACCATTATCCATGTGTAGGTGATATTGTTTGGCATGCTGGACAAGCTGCTACGTTTAGTGGGCATAAACATCAAGCAACTCCAGAAGTAGGTGCTATATATTTGTTTCCTTCATGGCTATCTCATGGCGTGTATCCATTTAGAACACCTAATGAAGAGAGAAGATCTGTATCCTTTAATTTACATTTAAAGAAAAAAGAACCTATTAACGAATGAAATTTCTTTCAATTCAACATCAAATGAAGCCTCATATTATAAATAATTCTTTATGCGAGAATTTTATTAATGGTTGGTATTTTAATGATACTACAGTTTGCGATAACCTAGTTAATTTCTTTGAAGAAAATTCAGAAATTGCTGCCAAAGGAACTACAGGTTTACATGGCTATATAGATTCAAAAAGGAAAAATTCTTTTGACATAGGCTTTGATGCCGATGATAACAGGGAAATTTTAGTAGCTTATAAAGAAAATCTTGAACAGGCTCTTAATGAATATAAAAAAAAATACACAATGTGCTCAGAGTGGCAAAGTGAGTGGGGAATATATGAAGGTTATAATATGCAAAAGTATCCTATTGGAGGTGGCTATCCTAGTTGGCACTATGAAAATAACGGATCAGGCATATTAAAAAACAGACACTTAGTTTTTATGACTTATTTAAATGATGTTACAAAAGATGGTGAAACTGAGTTTATGTATCAAAAAATTAAAATTAAACCAGAAAAAGGATTGACATTAATTTGGCCTGCTACTTGGGAGTATACACATCGTGGTAACATTTGTTTAGATCAAGAAAAATATATTATAACAGGATGGTATTCTTATAAAGATGTTTAATATAGAAAAAACACCTATGGTCCGTGTGACGTGGTTAGATGCCCGTGATACAGAAACAGGTTGGCTTGATATAAAAGAAGTTATAAGTGCTCCGTTGGCCGTGTGCCAAGAAGTAGGGTGGATGATTCATAATGGTAAAGAAAAAATAATTATTATGCGTTCGTATAGCAAAGATAAAGAAGATATTAGTGGTGGAGGAGCGATAGCTATTCCTAAAGGTTGGTTAAAGAAAATAGAATACTTAAAGGTAGATTATGCAACACAATAAAAACACAAAATTTGTTATGTACGTTGATAATTTTTTAGATGAAGCTACGTTAAAGTCACTTCAAGATACTGTAAAAAAATTAGAATACCGAGAAGTAAAAAATCCTGAAGGTCAATTATATGGTATGCGTCATACTTTTAATAAAAGTATTCATGATGATCCATTACTTAAATTAGTTAAACAATATTTTTTCCCCCATAGAAATCTTGAACCAATATCCGTGAGTGCGCATTTGCGAGAAAATAACAAAGAACCTTTGTTTCATACTGATGATGATAAAGGTAATGTTGCTAACTTTCTTTTATTTGTAAAAGGTGAGCCTCTTCTTAATAATGGCACAGGGTTTATGCATGATAATAAACTGTCTTCACACATAGGTTTTGTAGAAAACAGGGCTTTATTTTTTAATGGCATGAAAATACCACATTCAGATTTGCAATCTTTTGGGGACAGTTCTAACAGATATACTCTTAATATTTTTTATAAGGAAATAAATGATTAAACTTTTTATAGCGACCCCTTGTTATGGTGGAATGATTACAGCAGATTATTTTAAAAGCTGTTTGCAATTAGCAGCTTTAGCATCAACAAAAAAAATAGAATTACAATTTGGCACCATAGGAAATGAATCTTTGGTAACAAGAGCTCGTAATACTTTAGTTCAATTATTTATGGACGGTGATTATACTCACTTAATGTTTATAGACGCTGATATATCTTTTGATCCTGAATCAATATTTCGCATGTTGGATTTAGATAAAGAGGTTGTTACAGGAGTCTATCCACGCAAAACAATTGATTGGACTAAAGCAATTAAAAAAGTAAAAAATAATCCAAATATATCAGAGGAAGATCTTCATTCAGCTTCATTACAATATAACTTAAATGTTACAGAGCCAGATAAAATAAAAGTAGAAAAAGGTTTTATAGAGGTATTGGATGGTGCTACTGGTTTCATGTTAATAAAAAGAAACGTATTTAAAAAAATGGCTTTAGCTTATCCAAACTTACGTTTTAAATCTGATCAGCATTTAGGTGATCCACACGATAAAACATTCGGTTATCACAATACTTCTGATTGGAATTATGCTTTTTTTGACACAGTTATAGAACCTGAAACAAAAAGATATTTGTCAGAAGATTATGCTTTTTGTCGTTTATGGCAGAAAATAGGTGGTAAAGTATACGCTGATATTGCAAGTAGTCTTGTTCATTCGGGTAATTATAATTTCAGAGGTCGAGTATCCACTCAATTCTTGCCACAAAACAATAAATAATTTAGTATACTCCGACATGAAATTAGTCGATTTAAAGTTTCAACCAGGTATAGATAAACAAGATACTGCTTATTCAGCAGGCGATCAACGTAAGTATGTTGATTCTGATTTTGTTAGATTTCACTATGGAAAACCTGAAAGATGGCAAGGCTGGCAATATTTACCAAATCCAAATAAAACTATTGTGGGCGTGGTCCGTGATACGCATAGCTGGATTGGTTTAGACGGAACCAGATACCTTGCTTTAGGCACTGATAGAAAACTTTATTTATATTCCGAAGGTGCTGTTTACGATATTACACCTATTAGAGCTACTGATTCTTTAACAAATCCTTTTACAACAAATGGTACAACAACTGTTACTGTTACGGACGCAGCTCATAGTGCACAGGTGGGTGACTTTGTTACATTTGATTCGTTCTCTACAATAGATGGATTAGATATGAACGCAGAGTTTGAAATTATTACAGTTCCTTCTTCTAGCACGTATACAGTAACTCATACAAGCACAGCCTCTGGGTCAACATCAGGTGGCGGTGGATCAGGAAATGCTAAGTATCAAATAAGTGTTGGTCCTTCTACTTCTACATATGGATATGGTTGGGGCACATTAACTTGGAACACTAGCACATGGAACACACCAAGATCATCTTCTAGCGTTGTGGTAGATGCGAGAAACTGGTCTTTAGATAACTTTGGTGAAGATTTAATTGCTACTGTTTTAAATGGTGGAACATTTGTTTGGGACACATCAGGAGGAACAAGTAATAGAGCAACAACTTTATCAAACGCTCCCACTGCATCAAGATTTAGTTTAGTGTCAACAGATACACGACACTTAATGATATTTGGTACAGAAACAACTGTAGGAAATAGTGCTACTCAAGATGATTTATTATTTAGATTCTCTGACAGAGAAGATGCTACGGATTATACACCTGTATCAACAAACGAAGCAGGTTCGCTACGTATATCAGATGGTTCTAGAATAGTAGGTGCTGTTAAATCATCAGGTCAAATACTTGTTTGGACAGACACTTCACTTCACGGTGTTCAATTTGTGGGCACGCCTTTTACTTTTGGTCTTAGACAACTCGGTGCTAACTGTGGGCTAATAGCTCAACATGCAGCAGTAGAAATAAATGGTAGGTCCTATTGGATGTCTGATAATGCTTTCTATATGTACGATGGTGTTGTTAAAAAAATGCCATGTTCTGTGCAAGATTTTGTATTTGATGATTTAAGTTACACAAACAAAGCTGATATAGCTTGTGGTATTAATACTGCTTTTAATGAAATAATTTGGTATTATCCTTCATCAAATGCTACACAAATAGACAGAGCTGTAGCTTACAATTATTTAGAAAACACTTGGTATACCACGTCTCTTGGAAGAACTACTTGGTTAGGAGCCTATGTGTTTGAATTACCTATTGCTACAGAATACGATGCAAGTTTAACAGCAAATAATTCTACCATACTTGGTTTAACTGCAGGTGCTTCATACGTTTATGAGCATGAGACTGGTAATAATCAAGCAGACGGTACAGCGATAACAGCTTTTTTAACCTCTGGATCTGTTGAGATTGCTGACGGTGATGAGCTTATGTCGGTTAGTAGATTAGTTCCAGACTTTGATAACCTTGCCAATACAATGACAGCCACCCTAACACTTGAACAATATCCACAATCTGCAGCTAATGTAACTACAACAGGTTCTATTTCTAGTACAACAGAGAAAATTGATGTAAGAGGTAGAGGAAGAGCAGTAAAAATAAAATATCAGACAAATTCTGTAAATGATACAGCTTGGAGACTTGGATCTACTAAACTACAACTTAGACCAGACGGAAGAAGATAATGGCTAAAATAACAATAACAAGATTACCAAACTCAACACCAGAATATGATCCTAATCAATTTGATCAAATGGTTAGTTTGTTAGATCAAATAATTTTTTTACTTAATACAAACTACCAACAAGATTTAAAAGACGAGTCAGAGTCGGAGGCTTTTTTCCTTGGCTAATACTTTTAAAAGCGCAATGGTAGATATTACCACAACAGATTTAACAACTGTTATAACAGTCCCTACGGCTGATCCTGGTGCAACGCCACCTGTTCCGCCTACTACGGATGTAGTAAAATCTCTTTTAATTTGCAATGATTCTGGTTCAACAACTTTAGTTGATGTTGAAGTTGTTAGAGGCGCTGCAACTTTTGAAGTATTCAAAGCAAAGAGTGTTGCTACAAACACAACAACAGAATTATTGACTCAACCTTTAATTTTGCAAGAAAGTGATATTCTTAAAGTTCAAGCTAATGCTGCCAATCAGGTGCACATCATAGCAAGTTTTTTAGAGGTCACGAAAGGACAACTCTGATTAATTTACACTCTCTATTTATTACCCCCGTATTTTCACTACAATTAAAAGGCCACGAACATCTTATTGATAGCATATATCAACTACGAGAAAAAGATGAGATGGGTATGCCACGGTCCAATGTTGGTGGTTGGCACAGCCACGACGAAATATATGATATTAAAAAGTTTCGTCCCTTAGTTGGTGACATATTAAAATATTCTAAAGATTGTTTTAATCATCTAGATATTAAACATAATTATGTTCCTGAGATGACTGGTATGTGGAGCATGATAAACCCACCTGGATCACGAAACAATGTGCACACACATCCTTATAATTATTTATCTGGTGTATTTTATCTTAAAGCTCCTAAAAAGTGTGGAAATATTGTGTTTCTAGAGCCTAAACC